CACCTGAGTTGGGCGTGCTTCAGATGGTGTTTCGAGGTGGGGCCAAGTCGACCCTGGGCGAGGAAGGTTTGCTGATCGGGGCCTGCTTCGGAGAATTCAAGTATGGGCTGATCGTCGGCGCCAACCTCGACAAGGCGTGCCAGCGTCTTCACTCGATCCGCTACGAGGCCGAGAACAACCGAGAGTTGATCCGTCTGTTTGGTCCATTGATCGGCCGGATATGGTCGGTCGATCAGCTCCTGTTCTCAAATGGCGTGATGATCCAGGCGCTCGGCAAAGGCATGAGCCTGCGTGGCGTCAAGCACCTTGATCAGCGGCCCGATTTCCTGCTCGGCGATGACCTGGAGGACCGGGACGACGTCAGGACCGAGGCGCGGATGCACGCGACGTTCCAGTGGTTCCAGTTTGACCTTCTGCCGGCCATGGCCCAGGGCGAATACCGGGCGAGAATCCTGGCGACGCCGCTCCATCCCGACTCTCTGCCGATGCGGATCGAACGCGAGATGGGATGGCGGGTCAGGAAAATCCCGATCTACCATGAGGTGGAGGGCGTGCGCGTCTCGTCCTGGTCAGAGCGTTTCCCCCTCACACGCGAGGATGCGGTGCGCGCTGGAAAGCGGGTCCAGGACTCGATTGAGAATATCGAGGATCTGGCCATGAAGGGGGGCCACGCGCGAGACTTTCAGTCCGAGTATCTCTGCGTTGCAGATGCCCCAGAGGAGAAGCCGTTCAAGCGCGAAATGCTGCGGATCGTGCCGCAGTTCGTCGCCTGGCAGGGCGTCAATGTGATGTTCGATCCGGCGCGCACGACTCATAAGACAAGCGCCCGAACGGGCTATGCGGCGTGGTCATGGATCGGGACCAAGCTCGTGGTCTGGGAGGCGTGGGGCAAATATCTCAAGCCTGACGAGATCATCGAAGCCATCTTTCAGGCCGGTGGCGCCGCGGTCAGCTCTGGCTACCAGCGGATGTGCGGCCCATTTTCGACCGTGGTGCATCTCGGCGTCGAAGAGGACGGCTTGAATGAATGGCTGCTTCAGCCGATCCGAGAGCAACAGGCGAGGCGGGGAATCATCCTGCCTCTGAGAGCGATGCGTGCGCCGAAGGGGAAATTCGACTTCATCCGCTCGCTTCAGCCCTACTTCAATGCGCGTGAGGTGGAGTTCGCTTTGTCGCTGCCTGACCTTGAGCAGGAGCTTCTCGCCTTTCCACATGCGGCCAAACTGGACGTTCCCAACGCCCTCGCCTACGCTCTGCTGATGCGCCGAGGCCGCCCGATCTTTGCGGACTTTACCGAGGACAATGTCCGCGAGGGCCTCAATCCAAGCCCGGACCATGGCGCATGGCTGGCCATGAACGCGACGCGAGGCGTGACGACGGGCGTGTTGGTGCAGATCATCGACGGCGCCATGCGAGTGTTTCAGGATTGGGTCCGAGAAGGCGATCCAGCCGGTGAGGCCGCCCAGATCGTCGAGGAAGCCGGGCGGGCCACGATCGGCCGGCTGAGACTTGTCGCACCACCAGCACATTTCGAGCGGTATCAGAATGTCGGCCTGGCCAACGCGGTCAAGCCGGCCACTCTCGAGCGCGGGTCAGACCCTTCAGATCATGCTCGCGGGCGGTCGCACCTGCGCGATCTGCTTCAGCGCCAGATTCGCGGTATGCCGGGCCTTCTGATCAGCCCGGATGCTCGCTGGACAGCAGCGGCGTTCGCCGGCGGCTATGCTCACGTTGAACTGAAGCACGGCGCCTTGGCCGAATATGCTGAAGAGGGTGTGTATCGAACCCTGGCCGAGGGGCTCGAGTCTCTGGCGGGCATGGGAGCGCGTCAGTGATCGGCCTATGAATGCTAGGACTCCTGGCGGCGTGCCATATCGCTCTATGCTGGCGGGTCAGGCCGGTCGCACGCTTCGCAGGGGCTGAAATGGCTGATCTAGCCCTCGTTCCAGATGACACAGTTCCTCCCGATGAGGACACGGTGGCCGAGAAGAAGCGGCCAGACCGCGACAAGCAGCTCTGCAACATCAAGAAAATCCGCGAGCAGTTGATCGGCGGCCCGGATAATCGCGGCGGCGTGTTCCTGGACGTAGAGGCCGGGTTCATCGCCCAGGCCGACCGCTCGAACAGCATCATGGACAATTGGGATGCTTTCAAGTGCAGAATAGGGGGTCAACAGTATTACAATGGCAACTCAAAGATATTCTTCCCCATATTCGCCAATGCGATCCGTGCCCGCGTCACTCGTTTCAGTAATCAGGCGTTCCCCCAATCTGGGCGTTATATCGACGGAGCAACGGCTAATGGAGATATCCCGTTCTCTTACATCGCCCTCCTCGAAAACTATGTCCGACGCATCAGACTGAAGAACACCATCACCAAGCCGCTGCTGAAAAATGGTGACCTGGAAGGCAACTACACCATCTACGTCGATTGGAAGTCCCGCAAACGCAAGATCGCCAAGCGGGAGATGGTCCCGGTCCAGGACGAAGGTGAGGATCGCCCTGAATTTGGCGAGCACCCGGACCTGATAGAGGAGGAGATCGAGGACGCCGGTCCTGATGTGGAGGTGATCAACGATTCGGATTTCCTCGTCCTGCCGGTGACCTGCAAGACCATTGATGAAGCCCTCGACGCCGGTGGGTCGGTCACGGTGCGTCGCCGCTACACGCGCCGCATGATCAAGCTGATGATTGAGGAGGGCGATATCGATAAGCGCGCCGGCGAGGACTACCTCGACGCCCTCTCCGATGAACCGGACAAGCCCGGTCGGCGCGACACGGCCAAGGTGGTCGGCGAGGCGGCCGGGATTCGTGTGACCAAGGGCGTAAAGACCGCCGTGGTCGCCGAGGTGTGGGCGCGCCTGAAACTACCTAACGGCGAGCGTGACCTGTGTCGCTGCTATTGGGGCGCCGCTGACATCATCCTGGGCGTCAAGCGCAACCCGTTCTGGCATGATCGCTGCCCGGTCATCACTGAGCCTCTCGACCGCGACGCCACCTCGATCAAGGGGCGACCGCCCGTCAGCGACGTGATGGATATCCAGATCGCAGCCAACGACATGGTGAACGAGGCGGTCGACGTCTCCAATTTCGCCGCCATGCCGATCGTGGCCGCCGATCCCGAGAAGAACCCAAATTCCGCAACTATGGTCCTCGGCCTGGGCGCGGTGTGGGACATCGACCCGAACGTGGTCAAATTCCTCGAATTTCCAGCTCTATATGAGAAACTTCTCCCATTCATCGACAAGCTCGAATCGGCGATATACCAGACCCTGGGCGTGAATCCGTCCATGTTGCCGCAGTCCACCGGCAAGCCCGGAGCCAAGCGAAATCAGGCTGAAGTCGCCCTTGAACAGCAGGTCGATCTCCTGACGACAGCCGATGCGACCTCCGTTTTGGAGGACGTATTCAATCAGATGTTGACCATGTGGGTCGAGCTTGACCATCAGTTCCGCGACAAGCCCCTGACGATCCGTCAGTTTGGGCCGATGGGCCGAAAAGCCAATATGCAGGCCGTGGAGCCGATTACGCTCGACTTCGGCTATGAATTCACCTGGCTTGGTGTCGAGGCGGCGCGCAACGCGGCGATGGCGCAACAGCAGATCGCGTTCCTGGCGACGCTGATGAAGGTCCCGCCGCAGATGCTGCCGGGCTACAAGCTCAACCTGGCGCCGGCGGTGCTCAATATCGCCTTGACTCAACTCGGTTCACGCATCGCCCCTCTCGTGCTCGAAAACCTCGCCGATCAGCAGTCCGTTCCGCCCGAGGAGGAGGAAGGAATGCTGGAGTCAGGGTTCCAGATCCTGCCTCACCCGCTCGACGATGACGTCAAGCACCTGAAGGTTCATATGAAGGGGCTTCAGGAACATGGCGATCCGCGCGGAAATCGCGCGTTGCATATCCAGGGCCACCTTCATCAGGTCCAGGCCAAGCAGATGGCGGCCCAGCAGCAGCAGCAGGCGCAAGGTGGCGGCCGAGGGCCGCAGGCTGGCGCTCAACCGCAGGCGCAGGTTCCAGGACGAGGCCCGCCCGGCATGATCCCGCAGGATAATATGGGCGGGATGGG